GTTGTCGCCGGGCAGAAGTGGGGCTAAAAAACACCCGTTTAATTGGAGAAGTTCCAGAATTTGACAACGTGCCTGTAATCGTCTGGTTTGCCCCAAGCGCTACAGACAAAATCCCGGTGGTGGCGTTTGTGCCTACAAAAGACAGGTCATGGAACGTGTTTGCCCCGTTAATTGTTAAGCTCGTCGAGTTGGTTGAGGCATAACTTACGTTGTAGTAAGTAAGCCCCGACAAGTTTTGTGTAAGGGGACCGGATATACTTGGGAAAACAATTGATGAGGTTCCTGCGTCAAATGTCAACCCAGTCGTAGTATTAAAATTTAGCGGGTTTCCTGTTGCAGTCAGCGTTACAAGACTGGACCCCAAAGCAATTGATCTGGTGGTTGAAACATTAGATGCTAGCGTTGTTGCGGTTACTGAATACCCGTTTGTAATAAACGCTCCAGCACTAACTGTAAATGAACTTGAACTAGATATTGCCGCACCAAGACTAAGGGTAATATTTGGCGCATTATGCGTAATAGTCGTTGTTGTTACCGCGCTATTTGTAAAAGTAACGGTGCCCGTGCCCGAGTTGGCATCAAATTGCGGTGTGTCAGCAGCCCCGGGCACACTTGCACCGCCAGCCCCGCCAGATGTTGCCGACCAGTTGGCTGTGTTGGTGCTATCCCATGCCCCTGTGCCGCCGACCCAGTACCGTGCAGCCATTACGGCACCTCTACAGATTCTTCGGGCTCTCGCGGAGGTGCGGTGACAACGGCGATCCAGTTGTCCACACGCTGTTGCTTCATCAGCTCAATCTCGGCCTCGCTGAAGCCGTGGTCGTCAAGCAGGTGAAGGGCGTCCCGGAAGACGCCATGCTGAGTTTGAAATTCAAAGTCTATCTTCACCATGTTGCACCTTATGCGATACGTATGATGGCCGAGGTGGAGTCAGCAGTTGGGAACTGGACAGTAAAGTCACCAGCGGTCGATGTCTTGTCTGCACCAAAGTCTAGCACGGCAACTGATGGGTTGGTGCCACCGTTGGCCAAGTAGATCAAAGCACCGCGAGCGGTGATTGTCGAGCTGGTCCATGTGGTGTCAGAGAAGTCTAAGAAGGCCGTGGTGCCAGTGGATGTTGGCACGGTACTGATCACCAGCGTATTGCCGCCAGCGGTGTAGCCGGGGCCCGTCACTTCGTTGGAAGTGGAGTAGGCTGTGGTGGCCGCGCTCAGGGTGGCTGCGCTGGTGAACAGAGCGATCTTAAACACCTGCGAAGTGCCTGTGCCGAAATCAAAGTCAGCGTTTAAAACGCCAACCTTAAAACTCGTGGTCATGCTTTGAGTGATAGCCATTGTTTACTCCAAATGTTTAAAATTAAAACCGTAAACTTTACGGCCATGTTTGCACGCGGCACTGACTGATGCTTTGTGCGCCGAGATAACTGCGGCAGCATCTGCTGCGCAATCATAAACTGCACCGGTTTGAACGCAAAAAACTTTGCGTTTTTTTGAAGCAGCCATCTTTGTAATGATGTCCTTGCCGTACTTTCTGCCCATGCACGACGCGCTAAGTTTTGCTTTTGATTCAACGGACCAAACTCGGTTTTTCGAGGATTCCTTGACGCTCACCACACGCACTGACTCGCCCAAATGCCTCGCCTCCTTTAGCCTCTCTGCAGACGCCTTTGCAAGCTCTGGATCGGCTACGTACTGCGCGCATTTCAGGTCAGACATGCGTTGTTTTTGCTCTGCTGTCCAATTGCGGCCTATATTGGCAAGACGAATTTTTTCTTTTGCTGCGTCGTCGTACTTTCGACCAAACGTAACCTCGCCGCCACCAGTTTGGTTGTACGCCGGGGAAAGCTGCAGAATAACATCTCGCTCAAGGCTTGCCAAAAAATCTTGGCAAATAGCGCTGGCATATTCGGCTACATCAAACGCAGCGGAGCCATGCTTTGCAATTGCCCTATGAAAATGCGTTTTTGGATTTTTGGATTTTGCAACATGCTGAGCCCAGCGCACCGCAACGCCCATGCGCGTAAGACCGACATACTGGCTGCCGGTCACGGTATTGGTTGCTACGTAAATTACGCCGGAGTCCATGATCAGTTTACCGGGATACGAACTTGGCCATCGCGGTACGCATCCATGCGCTGCTTGCCATCACCAAGGTTCTTGAGAAGTGCAATTGCTTGCAGGTACATATCCTGATACAGCTTGACGAGGTCTGCCTCGCCCTTCATGTACCGGATAGCTTCGACCAGCGTTCCGTTCAGGAGCGCCGAATCAAAATTATCGCCAAGCCATGTCGTACCAGCGGTAACGATTGACTCAGGCATATAGTAGTAATGCAGCTCAGCCGTGTACGCAGCATCTGGCGTAGGCCCGACAATGAACACCAGCTCGTTGTCGTCGTTGGACTTGGGGCCAAAGATGGCGTAGTGTTTTGGCGTGCCGCCAGTATTTGGGTTTGGGTAGGCCTGACGGATGAAGTTGACATCCTTGTTCAGCAAGAACCGGTAGTTTCCGTTTGCTTCCGTGATGGCCAGCGAGTACACCGACAAAAAGTCTGTTGGGCACGACAGATACTTGTCGCCTTGCGTTACCGTGCCTGTGACGTTCTTGCGCAAGTTAGCCAGTTGCACCGTGTTGTAGATGCGCTGCTCCGCCTGCTTTGTAAACAGCGCGTACTCATCCTCTGTGAACTGGTTTTCACAGATGTCCGCGACGTTGGCCTTGAGCTCGGTGTAGTTCATGTCTTATGCCATGGGGCCCCGGGCCATGGTCCCTTTTGTGGCTGCGCCAGTGCCGCGAATTTTGATGCCATCAGTTTTGGTAGGCTTGCCGTCTGGCTTATTGCTAAACGCGCCAATACTCATATCCAGCGTGTCCACGCGGCTGTGGTTTGGCTCTTTGCCGGGGTTAGTGGTAGCTTTCACGGCCTTGCCAGACATGGTGTGTGGCTTGGCATAAACGCTGGCAGAGCCAACTTCTTTGCCCATCATCTTTTGACTAAATTTGGCCATGATTAACCTCGCTTCTGTGCTGCAATTTTAGCTAAGCCACGGCCCATTGTCTTCATGTCAATGTTACGTTTGCCGCCACCGCTTTTGCTAGGCTTCCCGCCCTTCATCTCTTTAGATGTGGGGCCGCTGTTGCCCAAGTTTTTACCTTCGGTTTTGCCTTGTTCGGCAATGCCGTCAGCAGATCGTGTGAATGCCATGATTGACTCCTTATGTCGTAACTACGTTAACTGTACCAACAAATCCCACCGCCACCAAGTCATTCGGTGTTAATGCGGTGTCAAACTGACTTGCTCCACCCACTGGGTTCCACCCCCAAAAAATGTCCCGCGAGCCTCCAGATAAGTTTCCGTTGGCGTTCAAGCCCGAAATAAAATACGTGGTATCTTTGCGGGGGTTGCGCAAGGCTTGCGGATCGTTCACCGGGAACGTACCAAGCATCAACTGCGGGTGATCAGGGTCCCAGCATTCAGGGCACACCAGCAGCTCGTATTTGCGCTGCTTGATGATTTCCGTACGCAGCTTCTTGAGCTTGTACTGCTGGCCGCACCTATCGCACTCGGCGATGGCTATGCGGCCTGATGCAAACCGGTTGGGCATTAGTAGCCCCCAATGAACATTCTACGAGGCACAAAGCGTGCCGAAGCCTTCTCTCGGTCTTCTGTGGAAGCAAGATCCCAAGCTTCGTCGTACTGCTGCTTGAGAATTGGCAATCTATCCATGGAGTTTGGCAGCTTTAAAGCCAAGTGATACGCCAGCCCAGCCGTCATGGCCTCATAAAATCGGAATGGCATGTCCATGGTGTTTACACCTGTACCTGAATCTTGCATGCGGCGAAGACGCCAATATACGAAGACGTATGGCTGGGTGTCGTCTGGCACTGGCCAAACGGTAATTCTTGGAGTGTTTAAACGCTCAATCCAAACCTGAATTGGCCGTGCCTGCGTTAGCTTGTTTGGAATGGTTGCGTAGGTTGAAACACTGATCCGCGTGATGGTCAAGTCTGCCTGAGTTGATGCACTGCCCGCGCCCGTGCGAATTACATGCTCAAGCAGATCTACCGTGTCAGAAGGCAGGTCATATGTTGCCGTACCTGCAATCAACGGGATCATGCCCTGCTCGTAGGTAAACATGTTTAAACCCTTATTCGCCCATTGGGAGAACATCAGGTTTAAAGACCGGCTTGCTGTGCGCAGGTCGTAACCTGTACGCAACTCACCACCAGCGCGCTCGAAGGCTTCCTCTACGATTTCCGTGAGGTCCATATTGAATGCTGTGGTGCCGGAAGTGGTCATGTTTTACTTTGCTGTCTTAGCCGATTGGCGGAACGCTTGCGCAGTTGGAGCGCCAGCAGTACCGGGCTTACGCATTTTCTCACCAGAGCCAGCGGCGATACGATTTTTCTTCGCATTGATGTTGGCGTACAGACCCACCTGCCCGCCCTCGGCGTACTGGGTAAAGTCTGTGTCATCCCGGCGAGCTTTGCGCTTGCCCTTGGGCATCTTGGAGGGGGAAATGTCCCCCATGCCACGGCTGGCTAACATATCAGCACGCGCCGCCGTGGGCCATCTTGATCATCTTGCCCTTGGTGTGGGCCTTGGTGATGCAGCCATCGGCGCGAGTAACGCTGCCACCCTTGGCGTACTTCTTTGGCTTTCTTGGCTTGGGGGCTGAGCCGCCATCGATGTCCTGTGGAGGAGGAAGGCCCGAGTCTTCTGTGTAAACACCATCTTCAAGTCCACGAGGTTTTTTCTTCATCATCATGTCGTTCATATCAGATCCTTAACAAATTTTGCAACGGGTTTTACCGCGAGTGGCAATGCCATCTGCGCGTTTTGAGGCTGGTGATGTTGAGCCACCAGAAGACATCTTCTTCATTGCGGGCTTAACCTTGCCACCCTTTTTAAAGGTAAAGTCCTTGCCTCCCATTTCCTTGCGGACGGCGCCAGATGCAGCTTCGTAACCGGGAGCTTTAGAGTCAAGGCCGTAGTTTTTGGCATTCTCTTCCAACATCTCGTCACGGCGCTTAGAGGCTCGGTCTGCACGGCGCTTTGCAACCGCTCCAGCCTTGTCGTAACCAATTTGTTTGGTTGGAGAAGGCAAAGATTTTGTTGCTGGGCCCGGCAATGCCGGTTGTTCATAATTTTTAAGCTTTGGAGGCTTGCGTGTTGCAAGTTTTTTGGCGGCGGCGGACAAAGTTTTTAAGCCAACACCCGGCAGCATTGCGCTTTCCAGACCCTTCTGGGTCTGCTCGGCAGTTGGCTTGATTGAGTCAATTTCTCGCTCAATCTGCTGTTTCTTTGTCATCTCGCGGCCACGACCCTCATTGGAGTAATTAGGGTTAGATGCCGGAGCAACTCTTGGAGAGGATTCGCGATCTTCAGCTGTAGCCCCACCCCTGCGGGTGTAAGCCTGCTCTTGCATTGCGGGAGACTTGGCTGGAGAAGATTTTGCTGGCGCGGATTTTGTTGGCAAAACCACATTGACGGAAGGTCTCCCGCCCGGCTTCATGTCTGCCCGAGGACCTGCGGGTACTGGAATTGGTGGGCGCGCATTAGCGGCCTCCAATTCGTCCATTTCAACCTTGGGAGCTGCTGGCGCTGCTGCCGCAACCTGTTTTACCGGAGTTGCCACTCGATCCTCTACTGGAACGCTCTCAGCGCGGCCACGGCCAGCGCCAAAGCGCTTGTACGCCTCAGAACCTTCTTGGTCAATGTTGCCCATGCGCAGGCGCTCAAAGAAACCAACTTTGTCGTCTTTTGACGCCTCCAGTCCACGGTCTTTGTCGGACATTCCGCCCTCTTGAAAACGCTTGATTTTCTTTGTCGCCATGATTACTCCTTAAAAGGCTTTGCCGCCACGGGCCATTTTGACCATAGCCCCTTGCGTTTTGCCCTTTACGGCAACGCCATCGCGGCTTGGAGCTGCGGTTTTAACCGCACCCATTTTGGTTGTGCCAACCGAACCCCCAGCTTTTAAGCCTTTGTGGGCTTTGGAAGCAGGCATAGCAGCATGCTTGGACAACGATGTGGTGCCACCCTTAGCCATCTTGGCTTCAGCCATCTCGTGCTTGATCATCGACTTTGGGGCGCCGGCTTTCTTCATGAAGCCAACTTCCTTTTTCATCATTTCTTTGGACTCTTTCATATCGCCACCTTCTTTAAATTTGCGGCCCTTGTCCGCAGTTGAAAAGTCTTTACCCACGGACTGTGGAACATCTACCTTTTTTGCAAACGATGGGCTGTGCGCCACTGCTTGCATGAAGTTGCGTTGTTTCTTACTCGTCGACGGCATTTTTATCACTCCGGCCTGTCCAGCTGCGAACAGTGGCGGTTTCCCAGATGCGGATGCTGGTCCAGACGATCGTAAATACTGCTGCGATTGAAGGGAGCATATCTGTTAAGGTGCCAAGCACTGTGACCACTGACAGCGCGTCAACAATATGTTTTGACGATTCTGAAAGTTCGTGTTTCATATCAGCATTTCCATCTTGCAAGAGAGGCCGCCTTACGTGTAGGCTGGCCTTTCTCGTCTTTCATTGGGCCGGGCATACCAGACATCCGGGCACAAAACGAGTCCTTGCGAGCCCCGCCCTGTGGCTGTGGAGCCTTGAGGTTGCTGCCCGTTTCTTTGTTGTACTTTGCACGCCCCTTGGCAGTTAAACCAGCCCCTTTGGAGACGGGCAGTTTTTCGCCGCGACCGACCGCAAGGGATGGCCCTTTCTTTTTGGGGGCGGGTGACTTAGCCATAGATGACCGTAATGCCTATTGGAGCCACCGCTACAGAGGTGTACCAGATGCCATTCGGGAACAAAATGCCCTCGCCGGGCAATAGAACATTGGTCATGTTGGAGTTAGACCCTGTGTCCAATTCCAAAAACACTGTGCCTCCAGAAGCATCCAAAAATCGCCCCATGCCTGCGCCTACGCCGCCCGTAATAACTACGGATTTCAGACGTACACGGCCAGACACAAGTGCCAGATTTGTTTGAGCACCGCCAGTATGTGCGGACTTTACGTCAGTTTGCATGCCCATGATGGACTCCGATTAAACGGGAGTAACGGTGGTTGTATCGGAGCCCTTCCAGACGGAAGCAGCGAGAGCGCCAGTGGCAACATAGATGACGCCAGTGGCAATGTCAATCACGGTTTTGCCAAGAACTTTGTTGGTGGTGTTGACTGCGTTTGTAACGCTGGCCAAAGCAGCAGCGGTGGCAACTGGAAAGATGAAACCGTTGTCAGATGCGACTGGGCCGGAGAAGGTAGTG